CAAAAGCGCACTTTCTGCGTTTGTACCCAGCCAGCTCGTACCACTAGAAGCAACAGTTATTGACTCTGGCTTGTAAAAATAATGCAGCTCACTCGTTAAATTAGCATTTGGAGTTGGACCTAATATAAAAGTGTTGGCATCAAACAGGCTGTAATATTTGGGTATGCCAGTCGTAGAGGACGAAGGATATGCCTCTCTTATAAAGTTTACGTCTTTTTGTATCAGGTATTCATAACCACTGTTATCTATAGCTATAGAATAAACAGCCAAAAAATCAGAGGGAGTAGATAAATATTCGTTCCCGCTTGTAGTTGTGCCAGTTACGTTTTTTCTAAAATCAGGAAGTTGTACAGACTTTAATATCCTGTTTTCTGCTTGTGTAATTATTAACGATAAATTATTTACGAAAGTTGTTTCTGTATTTTCTGTGTAGTCCTGTATGGCTGTTTTTAAGGTTGTGAATGTAAATGCCATCAGCTTATAACCACCCTTGCTATACCAACTTGACCCTGCATAAAAACCGCATCGTTGCCCACGGGATCGAATCCTGATAATGCCCTGCTTGCCTCAAGAGCTTGATCAGGCCTGGGGTTTCTTAAAGCCTGAGGATCGTTCACCTTAACCCTTCCAAGCTGCAACTGAGGCTGATCAGGGCTTAAAACGTCCTTACCGACAAGCAAACCAGTTGGTCTACCATTCTTTATCTGTGGCTTGAGATCTTTTAGTGGATATCTAAATCCGGTTAGATCACAGAAACCATAAGCATGTTTGCCACTCGCATAACTCAAAATCTATATCCTCCGGGTGCAACAAACAAAGAGGCCTTCTCTCTTGCTGAATCAGCAGCCATTCTCCACTGCTCTTCGTAGTCAGCTTTCAAAGACTCCATTCTGCCAGCAGCGGCTGGGAACTTTAAACTTAGCTGGAACGCCAAACCTGATATCAGACAAGGCAGAAATCTTGCTGGAACATCCATGTTGTTACTCGCAGGAGTGCCAGAGTCTTCTATCCTTTCCATGTAGTAGTAACCAAAAATATAAGTCTCTTGGTCATCCGGTGTAGGCCACAAGTTTATCGTTATATTATCTGGAGTTCTCTCGACGTAATACTCCAAAGGTTTTGATCTGGTTAGCTTGTTAGATAGATGAGAATACTGACTGACAGATATCCTGCTCATACTCTGATCAAACTGTTTATCAGTATCTCCAGAGTCGGTCCTCAAAAAGCCTTCTACAATATCAAATATCTTTCCATCCAAAGCGTATGTGTTTGTTCCAGCAGTCAACGTCTGTGTGCCAAACTTAACAGTCCAAAGGTTTAACCCTCTGTTCTGCCACTCAAGCATTAAAAGATCTATGCTTCTTCTGGCAGTCTTGTAGTCATATCCGCTACGCAGCTCCAACCCAGCCCTGGCAAAAGCTTCCTCCATTGCATCAGAAAGATCTAGATTAAAAGCATGTGTTCCGCTTGTAGCCATTATCTCTTCCTTCTTTTCTTAGAAAGCCCAGCTTCAGACAGTGCTATTGCTATAGCTTGCTTTTTGTTTTTAACCTTTTTGCCAGAGCCGCCAGACTTTAGCTTGCCTGACTTGAACTCTTTCATAACCTTTTTTACTTTCGCTTGCTTGCGCTTTGCTGGCCCAGATGATGTTTGCTTTTTTTGTTGCGCTCTGCTGATAGCCATCAGGACTTACCAAACTTTTGTTTTTGAGATTTAGGTGGAGACTTCTTGCTTCCGCCTTTACCAGCCCAAAAAACCTTGTTTGCCCAGTAGGCTGCACTGGTAGGCCCCTTTTTTATATTCTTGGCATGCCTGGCCTTGAAGCTCTTACGAGCCTCTGCGCTATAGTTGTGGCCCATCTTTTGATCGCCAAAACGAATAATCTTCATTTTGCTGCCATCTCTAACAGCAACTACAGCCTTCTTTGTTGGATGCTTAGGAGTTCTTTTTGGTTTATTAAGACCAGATAAACCAACCTTTTTTAATCTGTTTTTTTCTGCGTCCGTTAAACTCATTTTTTCCTAGCCCTGTTTTTAGACCTAGACTCAACGCGAAGGTTGCTCCTTCTGTTGTTGCGGGTGTTTCCATCTTTATGGTGGACATCTTTCTTATCCCCCTTGGAAACAGCCCCAGAAGAAGCCATTTTCCTTCTAGCCGCATTTCTGCCAGCCCGTCTTTTTTTCTCTTCTGGCTTCGAGTGGAACTTCTTGTATTCTCTTTTGTAGTTCCTAGCCATAGAGATTATTTTTTGGGCGCTGCCTTTTTAGGTGCAGCTTTTTTAGCTGGAGCTTTCTTTTCCTTTGGTTGCATATCTTTCAAAGCTGCCTCAGCGTCTGATTTAACAAACACATCACCAGAAGCGGCAACATACTCGCCGTCTTCATTTTTGCTGCCTATCTGATAAGCATCCTCTCCGGTCTTACCGAATACTCCGCTAACAAATATCTCTAGCTTTGCCATTAGTACACCTTCCTGACTTGCATGATTATGTTATACACATCACCATTTGAATGCCCTATTGTCGTAAATAAAACATCACCAGTGGTTCCGCTTGGCTTAGAATCAGGTATACCCGTGAAATCAGAGAAATCCAGAGTATCTGACCAATCAGCATTTAGCTGCCAAGCCATAACGTCAGTGGAGGCATCAAACAAAATCCTTACACTCATACCTATCGTTGAGTAATAAATTTTTTGAATTGTCACCCCAGTACATGATGCACCAGTCATAGGATCTTTTGACAAAGCAGAAACATCAATCTTTGCGACAGCAGATTCACCTGTTCCGTCACTTATATTTGTAAACCTAAAGATAGCCGTTGAGGGGCCATCCTGTATGGTTTGGGTCGTTACTGCATCAGCCATACTAACCTCCTATTACTGGTCAGCAAAAGCGGGCGCAGTAGTGCTTGTGACGTTACCAAAGATTTGATAATTGGTCGTATTTAAACCAACTATAGTTACATCAAATCCAGCAGGTACGTTAAATTGAATACTGCTGTTTGAACTTCCGTTAGAGAAAACACTGCTGATTGCGTCACCATCTGTATCCAAGAAAGTTACGCCACCAATGTAAAAGTTTGTGTTGCCTGGTGTGATGATAAGAGCATCAGTTGCATCTGCAGCACCACCCGCATAAACAAACCTAAACACAGAACCTGCAATCGGTGCTGGTAATGTGTAAGTGTTGTCCTGACCCCCGTCTGGAATAAGTAGAACTCTTCCGCTATGTGTAGCGTTTGTAAGAGTAACGTTGCTATCAGCCAAGCTTACGGGAGCAGCACCAATAGTTGTGACCTCAGTGATAACGCCAGTAGTAGCATTTTTGCTGATGGTTTTAAAAGTAGACTCTGAGCGAATTGGCCCAGTAAAAGTAGTATTAGCCATATGTGTCTCCTGTCTTGGCTAGTGTCTATGTTCCATGTGAAACACAGTCAGGATAAAAAAAGAGCTACCCCAGATCGTGATTAAGGACGTAGTTGTCTGAGGTAGCCCTGTTAATGGAACTAGCTTGTTCCTGGTGAACCATATATTGATAATGGATCACTCACTCCAAACGAGTAACGCTCACGAGCTTTATATCTCACGTTACCTGTATCGAAGTCACCATCCATGCTGGTTTCCAGCGCAGTTCTCTCGAAGTGCTTCATACCGTTAGGTATATCAGTCCTCAAGAAGAAAGCATTGGTATCAGTCAGGTAGTGGTTGACCGCATATCCGCCGGGGATTGCTCCCATGTTACGGATTGCGTTGATGTCGTTGTCAGCCGTAGAAACCCTTTGTGCGGTCTCTAACAGTCTTTCTGCTGTAAACATCAAAGCGGGAGGAACGATCAACGAAGTTGGTCGAGCGGCGATCAAAAGACCACGCTCATCCGTGAAGGCTGCAATCTCGATGATTGCGTTCTCCAAAGACGTTTCGTTCAAATCCGCAGCCGTAGACGGACGGTTTGCATTCGTGCCGCCATTTACAAGCGGGTGAGATGCGTTAAACAATGTCACACCATCTCCAGATTGGAATGTGGTGAAACCGTTGTTTAAGAGGTTAGCCGCTTTGACTTGCTTAGTGTAAGCCATAGCTCTGGCAAGAGCTTTGGTGTAACGTGCAGACAATGAGTCATACAAGTTATCTTCCATCGCTTCTTCCGTAATCGCAAATCCCATCGCAATGGTTTCGTGATTATATCTTGCCGTGAAGGTCTCTTGAGCTGAATCATAAGTGATTGCAGAACCTTCGTTTTTAACAGGCGCTGCCCCAAATCCCGACAGTTTTACCTCTTCTTCAAAGCTACGATCAGAGCTTTCTGTCTCATAAATGAGAGTGTGCTCATCATCGTACTTCTCATACTCCAAGCCAAATAAGGCGTTAAGCCCAGGCAGGAGTTCTTTAAGCATTTGCGCTCTAGAAATTGCCATTTCTTAATCCCCCTTATACGCCAGTGGTGTTTGTGTACTGGTGGCCCACGTTAAAGAAAACGAGAGCATCAGTAAACGCATCACCAACTGTGCTGCTTGGCCCCTCAACGAACTCGATGATTCGCATTGGAAGCGTGTTAGTCGTAGCGCCAGTGTCTCCTAGAGAGTTCTTGCTACGTCCGATTGAAGTAGAACCGCCAGTCTGTACAACAGCAATGTTGTTACCTAGCTCTGTCTGAGACAAAACGCCAGATGACTGCATCTGCATGACCACATTGGGGTCATCAACAACATAAGCCATTATGTCATCAGCAGCAGTGCTTGCTGGGAACTGTTGGTTGAAAGTTAACTGACTTGTGCTTGGGTCAGTGTAGGAACATCCTACAAATACACCCACTGGTGTAAGCGAAGAAGTACCCGTGTCTTTTTCTACTGTGCCTGTGCTAACAAGCTTGACGAAATCGCCGTAGAAAATGCCGGTGCCGTAACCAGACGCTATTTTAATGTGACGAACTTTACCTGTGTAAGAGCCACTAGCACTTAGCGTATTAACTGGTTCTGCACCCATAGGGGTTGCAACGGTTGCCATATCGGCCTCCTTTAGTTAACAACTAACCCCTTGCCAGAGATTAGTCCTTGCCAAATGAAGATACCCGTGAGCGTCTCTCTGGTTGTAGGAGAGGCATACGGGGATCGTTTTCGCGCATGAAGTTATTGTCTACAGACATCATCTGGTTTTCAGCTATCTCACCAAAGTGTTTTTCTCTAGCCTTCATCTTGCCTTCTGGGGCCTTGCATAAAAGCAGTCCTCCGACTTCGATGTTGCCTTCAAATTGACTGCCCATGTCTGAAGCTAGCTTTAGCTCAGGATGGTCTTCTGCTCTCACAGGCTCCCAACCCTCTCTAAACATTCTTGAAACATGTGCATTGTCAGATTCACCTTGAAGCTTTGTCTTAACCCACCTAAAAACGTAACCGTCTTGAGGTTCCGGGTCAGGCAAAATAGATGCTGGAATCCATGAATCATCAGGTCTAGCAAACTCTTCTCGCGTTTCCGAGTTTCTTGGTGTGCGCTCTTCAGTCATCAATTGCTCTCCTTTAAGAGTTGTTTTGCGTACTGTTCATTGGTAAGCCCAAGTCGCTTGGCGAGAGCGATCTGGCTGGGCGCTAGCCGTACTTTGCGCGGTTTGGCTCCATTATTTCTTGTTTGGGGAGCCACCACCGACGAGGGCTGACTGACAGTCACGGGTGCGTTACGCCCATATGT